AGCCTCTCCTCTATGTCAGCCTTCTCTGTCTCGAACTCAGTACGCACAGATTCTAGAGCTTCCAAGTCTACCTTGAGTCCAGATGAATACATACGGGATAGACTCAGGCATACCTTGAACGTAATGTCACGAATGTTAATAAGAGATTCTGACTCAGGCTTAGAGTAGTCTTCTTGTAACGCTACATACAATGCACGTGTGGTAGATAAGTCACACTGTAGGTAGTAGGTAAGCTCTTTCAAGGGTATCTCATTAGTGTTGTACCCATCCTTGAAGTAAGTCTTTAGTGTGTCATCCTTCTGAAAGTCTAGGTTACGGCGTAGTGCACAGTTAGCTAGGCTAATAGACTTCTTCTTGAAGGAACCTGTAGGTGTCATCTCTATGTGGTTGCCTCTCATCAAGACGTATTCGGCTAACATAGTGTCGTATATAGGACCACTGTATTTAAATCCACTCTCCCATAGCCAAGGCATGTCATGCTGTGCGTTGTGTAGTATCAATAAGGTGGCTGCATCTAACTTAGATTGGAGTTGCTTAGCTTGTGACCCATCATAGTCATGCGCCTCAACGTGATCAAAGTTATATATGTCCTGACTGCCTGAGATAACTTCCTGTACACCTACCTGCACAAGCTTATTGGTTTCCTCGAAAGGATCAAGGTGCATCTTACCACCTCTATGTGTGACAGTATTCTCTACATCAAGAACTAATTCCATTGTCTCTCCTATCTATGCTAAGTACTGCGCCCTAGCCCCATCTAACTCACACGTTATCTTACCGTGCCAACCACCTTTAAGCTTATTCTTTGCAATAATCAAGTACCTTTTTAAATCATCTGCATCATCATCTGATACATCAAGTACAGGATTCTTTGAGATCAACACCATTAGGTCAGCTTCAGCTGCCTTACCTGTCTTACTTCCTTCCAACATAGATTGATCTACATTGATCTTACCTTCAGCATCAGCTGATAGTTGTGACATCCATATGATAGCGCAGTCGTATTGCTTAGCTATGTTACGTGCATGAATAGCAGCGTTCTTAAGATAGACATCAGACTTGTCGCTGTTCTTAACGGCAAACTTATCACCCATATCAAGTACTACTATGTCTGGGGTGTAAGCCTTTATGATAGCTTCAACCCATCCCATGTCCTTACCTGTACTATCATACAGTTCTATCTGCTTACGCACTGGCTCATAGCGTGACGCAGCTAAGGCATAGTTACCCTTGACCTCTTCCATAGACAGGGATGTTGCTGCGCTTAGGTATCGTGCACCTACACGTTCATACGCCTCTTCATTACAAAGCACCAAGCACTTAGCACCCTGAGAAGCAAAGCCGCCCGGTGCGCCTATCAGTGACGCATGGAAGGATGTCTTGCCTGTGTTAGGGCGTGCACCTACAATGATCAAGTGACCACCACTGATACCCTCAACGTTTCTACCTAAGCTAGGGATGTTGAACTTCCATTGAGACTGAATGTCATTAGCCTTGAGCAGGTGATCAATCTCAATGTTACCAAACTCAAGCTTAAGGTTGGGCGTGAAGTCATCCTGATATGTCTGCAATAGATTACGCACAGGCTCAAGGCTATCCAGAGATCCATTAACGTAGTCGAACCCTATGTTAGCAAGCTTGTTGCCTAGCACCTGCTGAAATAGTTTAGATAGTACCTCGCTTGCTATCTCCTTGTTCATTGACTCCTCACGAGACACACGCTTGAACAGATCATTGTACACCTGCTTGTTTGCCGTAGTCATTGTACTGTTGTTGGCAAAGAACAAAGCCTCAAGCTCAGAGGTAGTTAAGGTACGATCATACGTAGTCATTGCATAGTCTAGTGTCTGTTTAATCTTACGCACATCCTTACTAAACAACTCATCAGGGCATCGTATACCCTTGTTGTTATCATAGAACTCCTTGTTCATTAGAGTTCTTATTAGTGCTAATTCCATCATTTATCTTTTCCCTTCGGCACTACTTTATACATACCCTCTGGAGTTCTATAAGAGGTAAGTATGTCAGTGAATTGTTGTAAGCTCATGAACAACATCTGATAGTCATCCATATGCTCATCAAACTGTCGCATGTAAACTATTCCATTATCAGCAATGACCATCTCAACGTCTTCAAACATACCTTTGTGATCAAGTGTAGTAACTACTGACGCATCTGAGTCAAACTCTACTGTAAACATTATGATTGCTTTCCTCTTACCTTAGATTGCTGACGCTCTTCATCTGACATAGGCCTTATGTAAGGTACAACAATACCTGTGTTCCATAACTTTGCCTGAGCTATAGCCTCATCTTTATTAGTGAAGACTAAGGGGTCATCCTTTAAGGTGAACATAGGTTTACCTGTATCATACATAAGCTCACCCTCGTCTACTTCAAACATTACTGCCCACATATCATTCTCCTGTTACGTCTAAGCATACAACACCTATGCCGTTATGCGTTATCATTACTTCAGCCAGCTTTCTTTGTACTTCACACTGTTCATATGTAGTATAACTACCTATGTGATAATACTCTAGGTTCTGACCACTGATTAGTTCTAACCACACTAANGCCCACATTACTGTAACTCCTTTAGTCTGTTCTCTAAGTCTGTTATCTCTTTAGTTAGAGCAAACAGTTCTTCTTCTTTACGTGCTATCTCACGCTGTAAGTTTTCTTTTTCACCACACATACTCATTNTACTTCTCCAATCTTAAAGCAAACCANGATGTAGGAAACAGTTCCTTCATGCTGTTACATATTTGATTAGCTACCAGCCTAGTCTCTAGCTGTGTATCTCCTGCACATCTTAGGTTACACATATCGGCAAAGGCATCTAAGCTACCTGACCAGTACCACTCAGTCATCATNGACTGTGGCANTACCATACGTGCTTGCTCTGGACACACACCATTGTTTATCAGGTTAGTGTAGGAAGTTANCTGTCTGTGCCACTGCATCTCCTGATCCATGTAGATGGCTACTGTGCCTTCACTGCCCTGCTTCTTATCTTCTGCTCTACCACGCCACGCATCAGGCTCATAGAACTCAGGCTCACTGTCTACATACCTACGGCTAATCTCATTCCAGCGTAGGAACTTATGCTTGACTAACTGTCTAGCTACAAACACTGGTGCTTTAATGTGGAAGGATGCAAAGCAATGTCCAAAAGGGCTGTAGTGACCATGCTCAGCTAAGTAGTGTACCAGCTTACGGTCTTTGTCCTTCAAGACATACTGTTCTGTTTCACTGTTGTAATCATCCCATGTGGATTCTTTAGCAAAGGATACTCGTGCTGCATTAACCACTGTCATGTCATTGCCCATGTGATTTANGTATGTTACTTCAATCATCAGAANGATACCTCTCCATTGTCATTGCGTGGATCATTGTAGTAGCCTTTAACTAAGTAGTAGTGTCTAGTGTCTGGTTCATCTGATACACCCTTTTCGTGTACCTTGTCAAGCCCCATCTCATGTAAGAACATGTTTCTAAGTCAGTCATACCATCTCCTTTAATTTCTCTATGTCGGATACTACACGATACTTTATATCATCGTCAAGCCTCAAAGCTATAGTCTCTATGCCTGTCCACAATTCTATTTCTTTCTTAAAGATCAATGTCTTATGTGCTGCGTCTGGATCTAGTGCTACAATCACCTTGCTGTACTCTCCTATCTTAGCCATATGCTTTAACGTTAAACTAGTTCCTAAGATAGCCATAGCTGATAAGTTAGTCACCATCTGATTAGCTATCATAGCTGACACCATGTCCTCAACTACAATCAGGGTTCTGTCCTCCTGCTTACCCACTATGTAGTAGTCTGCTACACCTGTGTACCTAAACCACTTAGGTTGTTTACCTGTCAGGGATCTACCATTAGCGTCAATCATTCTACCCCTGTGGTAAATAGGCAACACTATCCTGGAATCTTTGACATCATACATTAGGTTGTCACTAGGTATATCCCAATCACTGATGTACTCATAGAACAGTGGTGTCTCTCTTGGGCTAGGCTCTACCACATACTCAGGTATCACCATAGTCTCAGGCTCAGGTGGGCTAGACAGTTTATGTTTAGCTAGGCGTAGCTGGATCTCTTGTGCTGTCATGTTAGTGTGGTATGCACCACTCAGCGTACAGTCCAGCTTGTAACAGTTATAGACTATAGAGCCACCATCGTTTAGCACAGTGAACGTGTTCTTAGCTCTACAGCTAGGGCAGTTCTTGCGTAGGCTCTGCCCGTCATTCAGTTCCAGTGTATCTAGGTAGGCTCTAATGTCCATGTTAAGTTTCCTCCTTTACTTTGTGTGCTTGGCGCTGGGCTAATGCACTTGATGCACCACTAAACGTGTGCTTGATGTAGGGGTCTAGTGANTGTATATTCTTGTGACCACTNACCTGTTTGATCTGCATAACATCTACACCAGCCTCAACCATCTCAGTGATAGCTGTNCGCCTCATGTCCATAGCTGTAAGTTCTGCTGGTAAATCAGCAGCTTCCTTAACAGAGTTAATGTAGATAGACAGGTTATCCTTTCTGTATGGCTTGTATGCCCCATCACTAGGGTTGATCTGGGGTGCAACAAAACTCTGGAAGCCAAAGCTTTTGTGCTGCTGTTTAAGTATGTGCATCAGTTCAGCACTGATAGGTAGGTGTACGTCTGCTCCTCTCTTGCTTTGTGTTAAGTCCATACGTTGATTGTCTAGGTCTATCTTATCCCAAGTTATCAGCCTCATGTCACCTAGACGTTGCGCCCACTCGTAAGCCATCTGGACTATCAAGCCTATGCTGCGCCATTTCCATTCACCGTATGCTGTACTTAAGAATAGATTGACTTGCTCAGGTGTCCACATGACTTTGCGTGGTGGATTAGGTACACGATCAATGCCTATCATAGGGTTATGCCACAGTATATCTAAACTGATAGCCTTGTTGAATATGATAGACATGATAGTTGATATTTTGTTAGCTCTGCTTACCCCTCTGTCTAGCCACTGTTCATACAAATGATTGGCACATTTAGTCTTGAATTTGTTTAACCTNGTTTCTCCTAGCTTCTTGCCTAGCAATGTGTGTGTATCAAGAGCAACCCTTAAGCTGCTCTCGTACTCCTTTTGTGTGCTNCCCTTCAGTCTACTAAAAGACTTAGAGGTTAGGTAATACTCTACTACATCAGATACAGTAGAGCTATGTTTAAGTTTAAGTATCATTGCCCCTCACTACAAAGTAAATAAATAAGCCTACATAAAGTACCAGCCAAGGTAATGCTATCTGCCACCCTAGCATTATAGGTAGCCCTCCAAGTTAATCTGGTGCAGGGTATCCTCTAGGTCAGCTTCTACGCTTTCGTATAGGTCTATGTCTAAAAGGTTCTTACCTTCCAGCATATTAATACTATGATCCTCGTC